AGTTTGATTCGACCGCGCGGGTCTCGCGTAAACAGTGGCTTTTACCGGTGCTTTACCCCGGAGCGGCCGCGGCCTATACTGCCCCAATGGTTAACAGGATTATCAGCAAAACCGAGTTTGCGAGGAGGTGCGGCGTCACTGGCGCGGCCATCACGAAAGCAACGAAGGGCAAATTACGTAACGCGGTGGAGGGCAACCGGATCAACCTGGACCACCCGGCCGCACAGGAGTACCTGCAAGAAAAGACCGCCCCGGCCCCCGAGGAACCGGCCAGCGGCATCGACCCGTTATTCGAGGAGGCCCTGGCGGCCTGCCGTGCGTCCGGGCGATGGACGGCGGCGTATCTGCAGCGCCAGCTCCACGTCGGATATAGCCGTGCGCTTACGCTGCTCGACCAGTTACGCGCCGCGGGCCATGCCCCCGCTGCCCCGCCACCCGTAGCGGGCACGCAGCAGGCCCCCGCCCCGCTGCCCCCGCCACCGCCACCGCGTAAGCACGGCAGGGGTCGTAAGTCCGGGTGGAATGACGACGAGCAGCTGGTGGAGGTCCCAGACGATATCGAGGGACTGGCGGACCTGACGCTGCGGGAGCTGATTGCGAAGTTCGGCACGGGGTACCGTTTCCTCGACTGGCTCAAGGCCTTGAAGGAGATCGAGGCTGTCAACGAAAAGCGGATCAAGAATGCGCAGTCGCAAGGCAAGCTGGTTAGCCGGCGCCTGGTAGAGGTCGGCGTGATCGACCCGTTTAACTCCGCCCATGTCCGGCTGATGACCGACGGCGCAAAGGCCATCACGGCGGCCGTACTGGCCAAGCACAAAGCCGGCGCCTCAGACGCGGAGATCGAGTCCTACGTAGCCGACGTGGTGGGCTCGTTTATCAAACCAGTGAAGAACAAGATCGAGCGGAACCTGGCGAGCGCCAGGACGGGGGGCGAAGATGACGGGACGATGTGATTTTATAGAAGATATCGACGGCGTAGTGTGGGTAGAGAAGAATGGCCGCCGTATTTCGGCGATAGTGCCTAGTCAGCGCGATTTTGTCGTTCTACGCCCTTATTCTTACGATTTGTCCGGTGGGGTGCCGAACGAATGCAGGGGCTTTAGATCCCCGCACTCCGCCGGATTAGACGGAGCTAAGGACCTGTTTTTCGAGCTACTGGAATATGTCTCAGCAGATTGACGAAATAGGCTACGACTGGCTCGCTGGGCGCGTCGGCAATATGGCCGACAGCATCGAGCACATAACGCCGGTGCGGTTTAACGAGGAAAACCGATACCTACCCTCTGGCGTCAGCCCTCGGCCGGGTTTCATACGTTACGATCTGTTTCCGTTCTTGGTCGAGATAATTAACAACTTCGATCCGTACAGCCCTGTACGAGAGACAAACCTTAAAAAGGGGGTGCAGACCGGGTACACCACATTATTGGAGTCGGTACTGCTCTACTACATTGGTCACATTACAACCGCCCCCGTACTGTTCATCACGGCCGACAAGGAGCTGGCGAAGGCCCGCGTTGAGAATAATATCCTCCCCATGTTGACCGAATCGGACATGATGCACCGGATCCGCTCGGCCGATGTTACGAACTCACGAAAGACGGGCAACACAGACGGTAGTCTACAGTGGGATGGCGGCGGCTTCCTGATCTACAACGGCGCGCAGAACGCAGCCAAGATGCGTATGTTCTCAATGCCGGTGTTGCTTAAGGATGAGCTGGATGGGTGGCCGCGCATGGCCGGCAAAGACGGCAACTCGGACAAGCTCACGAACGACCGCGCCTCGGCATACTGGTCTGTACGTAAAATCCTGCGCGGCTCCACCCCCACCGAAAAGCCCAGCATGATCGAGGATGCTTTTAAGCGGGGAGACCAGAGGGTGTACCGTGTGCTGTGCCGCAACTGCAACGCGCCGCAGCAACTTCGGATGGAGTGGAAAGGTACGCCCGGCGGTTTTCGGTGGGACTACGACGAGAGTGGCGGCGTCATTCTCGATTCGGTGCGGTACGCATGTAAAGAATGCGGGTACGAGCACTACGAGGTAGACAAGGAAAAGCTTTTCGCCCTGGAGGAAGGGGCACACTGGCACCCCACCGCGAAACCCGTCGATCCGGATATCCGATCGTACCATCTGCCCGCTTTCTATTCGCCGTTCGGGTTCCGGCCCTGGTCTAAAAATATCGTGGACTACTTGGAGGCCTACGACCCAGAGTCAAAGCGCGTGATCGACCCGGGCAATTTTCAGGTTTTCTACAATAACGTGCTCGGCGAGCCCTTCGAGGTCATGGGCGGGCGGGTCCACTTTACCGCCGTATCGTCGCATCGTCGTACCGCGTACCGCCTCGGAGAAATACCAAACAGATACGCCGCGCAGTATTCCGGGTCTCCCGTCCTGCTCCTTACCTGCCAGGTCGACGTGCACGACAGCAACCTGGCCGTCGGCGTGTTCGGGTGGACCCGGGACATGCGGTGTTATGTCGTCGACTATTGGAGATTCGAGCGAAAAGAGAACGAAGTAGTCTGCACCGACATCGAGTCTCCGGTGTGGGAGCGACTGCGGGAGCTGCTGGAGGAGAAGATATACACCGCCGACGACGGCAAGAAGTACAACATCGCCCTTACCCTGGTAGACGCGGGCTATGCGAACTCCACCGTTACAACATTCTGCAGTGCATATGCAAGCGGGGTTTACCCTATCCTGGGCCGCGAACGGCCGGCGAAGAACCAGACGATCAAGGAGTTCGCCCCGTTCGAGACGCAGATGGGCACGGTGGGGTATAGGATCCTGGTCGACCACTACAAGGATCGGCTTTCCTCCGTGCTGCGCAGGGAGTGGGTCGAAGAGGCCGGCACACAAAAGCAGTACCACTTTAATGCCCCGATAGATATAGGCGACAAGCCACTCAAAGAACTGACCGTCGAGTACCGCAAAGAAAAACGCGACGAGCGTGGGATTGTCACTTACGTATGGCACCGCCCCGGCAACGCGCGTAACGAACTATGGGACCTTTTTGTTTACGGAAACGCCGGTGTAGAGATATTGGCATACAGCGTTTGCATCGAGCATTTCGAACTCAAGAGCGTTGACTGGCCGCGCTTTTGGGATTATCTTGAAAACGAACGTATCTATTTTACCGAGCCCTAGTGGCAACAGGACCATGGCAATGTAATGGACTCCGCGTATCTCCAGTCGCGTATAACCGCCACCAAGGCCCAGATCGCAGCATACGAAGACGCTGCGGCGGCTTTTGGCACGGACGGTGCGATCCAATCCTACACAGTCGACACCGGGCAGAGTCGGACGACGGTCACGCGTGCCGATTTGCAGAGTATCAATGACATAATTGACGGACTCTATAACCGCCTGGCTACCCTGGAGGCCCGGCTTAACGGCTCCGGCACACTTATCGGGAGGCCCGGCTGGTGAGCCAACTTTCCCTTTCTTTTGGCACTACGGCCGGCGAATTGCTTACATTCGACGATTTGCCTCCATATCAGCCGCAAAGTGCGACCGTCCCGCAGTATGTCGGGGGCGTAGCCGACGCCTGGAGCGGTGAAAAGTTTCTCGGCGGCTTTGGTGTTACGCGTAACTTTGAAATTGTTGACCATTGGCTGATCCGCAAGCGCTCAAAACAGATATTCACCGAGAATCTGTACGCCCGCGGCCTGATCCGTCGTCTGATTACCAACGAAATCAACAAAGGCCTGGCGCTCGAAGCCGTCCCCGACGCCGATATTCTGGGCCTTGACCCCGAGACCCTCGCGGATTGGTCGGAACGCACCGAGCGCCGCTTCGCCATCTACGGCAAAAACCCCGATATTTGCGATTACCGCCAGTCTCGGACATTTGGCGCGCTGCAGCGTCAGGCCAGGCTTATGGCCATGGTGTCCGGTGACGTGCTAGTACTGCTCCGGCAGGGCCCGACGGGCCTGCCCGCCGTCGATCTCATCGATGCGGAGGCCGTATCTACCCCCCTCAGCGATACCATGTTGCAGGCGGTGAAGCGCCGCGGTAACTCCGTCGAGCACGGCGTGGAAATCGACCCGGCAGGCCGCCATGTCGCCTTTTTTGTGCAGCTAAAGTCCGGCACGTGGCGCCGGATCCCCGCGAAAGGGCCGAAGACGGGCCGCCTGCAAGCCTGGCTGTACTACGGTACCGAACGGTTAATCGACGATGTTCGCGGTCAGTCGCTGCTGGCCCTCGTCCTGCAGTCACTGCGAGAGATTGACCGTTATCGTGACGCAGAACAGCGCGCGGCCGTCATTAACTCCATGATCGCCGTCTGGGTCGAGAAGGGCGAGAACAAAATGAGTTCGCTACCCCTCACGGGGGGTGCTACCCGACGCGATACCGTCACAACGCAGAACGATAGCGGGGGCCGCAAAGACGTACAGTTCTCGGCGCACATGCCGGGTATGATGTTCCAGGAAATGCAGGTCGGCGAGAAGCTGCAGAGTTATGACACCCGCCGTCCTAACGTCAATTTCGGTCTGTTCGAGGCGGCGGTCCTAAGCGCGGTGGCCTGGGCGAACGAGATCCCGCCCGAAACGTTCTTTTTGCAGTTCCAGAATAACTACAGCGCCAGCCGCGGGGCGACAAACGAGTTCCGCATGTATTTGAACAAGGAGCGCGCCCGGCAGGGCGAGGAGTTCGATGGGCCGATATATGCCGACTGGCTACTGTCGGAGATATTGAACGGCTCGAACGATGCCCCCGGCTTCCTGGACGCGTGGGCGGACCCGAATAAGTGGGATATCTACGGCGCATGGATTCTATCCGACTGGGCCGGCGAGATTAAGCCGAACGTGGACCTCCTCAAGGAGGTAAACGCCTACAAGGCCCTTGTCGGCGAAGGATTTATAACGCGTGATCGGGCCTCCCGCGAGCTGACTGGCATGAAGTTTTCCAAAGTCGTGCAGCAGCTCATGCGGGAGAACACCCAGATCGCCGAAGCGCTCGAACCCCTCATCGCGGCGGGCCTGGTCAAGGACGAAAACCCGGACTATACCCCCCGGGACGAGAGCATGGACGAAGAGGAAGCGGGCAATGGCGCATAACAACAGCTATAACGGCCCCTTACGGACATTCCAGAGTCACGCTCTTGAGATATCGCGCGGCCGTAAGCCGGGGTCCGAGCCATTCGGGTCTTACGGCGAGTTTGTGGCCGTCGGCGGTGAAGTAAATCACATCATATGGCCGGACGGTACTTTCACGTACCCGGGGCCGGGCGGCGCTCAAATCGAAGTCTCCAGCACATCGGCGAATGACACGGTCGGCGGCAGCGGGATCCAGCGGATAGAGATCCATTATCTGGATATGAACCTGGATCAGAAGTCGCTTTTTGTGGACTTAAACGGCCTGACCCCCGTGACAACAGATGTCAACGGGGACCCGTTGCCTGTTTTTCGGTTTTTCCAGTGCGTACACGCCCACGCTTTGGGTACATTCGGGGGAGGTGCCGCCGGGACTATCTCGATAAACGACTCAACCACCGCCGCACTTTACGCCCTTATAAAACCGGGCGACGTACGATGCGCCTCCAGTGCGAGGATGGTCCCGGCCGGCAAGCGCGCTATCGTCTCCGGTCTCGTCGGCGGTTCGGTGAGTATAAGCGCCGACGCGAGAACATTGGTGCGTGTCGCCGCTACCGAGCTGGACGTACACCAGTATACGGATCAAGGGCTTTTCATCCCCTTCGGGTCGGTGGGTGTACAAAATAACTCCCTGGCGTATACTTTGCCCATGCCGCTTGCTTTTCGAGAGGGGACGATCATCGCTATGACCTGCAGCCCGCAGAAAGCCGCAACGATAACGGGCGACTGGTTCGGCCACATCGAGGACGTTTAAATATGGAGCTATACGCAGTACACCCGGGATATATCGAGCCGTATCTGGAGGCCGTTAACAACGCTACCCCGGAAGAGCGCGCCGCTGCTGCCGATATGTTCGGCAGCCAGGCGTTGCCGTCGGTACTGACCATCGACGAGGCCTCCCGCTCCGCGGCCATCACCATCGCCGGCCACCTGTCCCCCAACGGACCGAGCCCGATCGCGCGTTTTCTTGGGTTCGACGGCACTGCGTACAGTGATATCATAAAAGCCGCCCAGGAGGTGCAGGACAGCCCGGCTATTGATACGGTTTATCTGCGGATTAACACCCCCGGCGGCACCGAGGCCGGCATGGGCGCCGCACGTAAAGCCCTTGACGAGCTGGCCAGCAAGAAAACGCTGGTCGCTGAAAACCACGGCATGATTGCAAGCGCCGGCTACTACTTGGCCACGGCGGCACATAAGATAGTCGCCCTCTCTCCTCTGGCGAAAACCGGCTCCATCGGCGTTATCGTCGCCGGCTGGGACACGAGCCCGATACTGGAGAAAGCCGGCGCCCGTCGAGTCCGTATCGTATCCAAAAATGCACCCTATAAAGCGCCGGACCCGGCTACCAAGGACGGCGAGGCCGAATGGCAGCAGATGATCGATGCTTCGGAGCGCGTTTTTATCTCAGCCGTGGCCCAGGGCCGCGGCACGACCATTACGGACGTGGAGCAGAATTTCGGCCGTGGGCGCGTACTCATCGCCAAAGACCCCGGGCCGGATACCGTCGACGCCCTGTCCGTGGGCATGATCGACGAAGTCAGCTACAGCCACTCGGCGCCGGTGTCATCTGATACACTAGGCCCCTCGGCGGGGCCCACCGCTTTTCGCGACCTCCCCATGGTGAACACGCAATGGGACAGCGCCGCCGCCATTCAACGGGTCCGGCGTTTTGTCGGCGCCCAGGACGCGCCGAACCAACGATATCGGCAGGCCTTTTTCTGGTTCGATTCACAGGATTCCGGGAATTTCGGCGCGTACAAGCTGCCCTTCGTGGACGTAGTCGACGGGCGTCTGGTCGCCGTCTGGAACGGCGTAAAGGCGGCCAACGGCGCCATGTCCGGCGCACGGGGGCGGCGCGTAGATATTCCGGCGGCCGACCGGCCCCGTGTACAAGCGCATATTGACAAATACCGCAATAAGTGGCAGCGTCAGCAGCAGAATAACGGCGGAAACGCCGCGATAGGTGGAGGCCGCCCGGCCTTCGTAAACGATCCCGCCCGTGACGGCGGATATAAACAGGGGACCACTATGGATCTCGAAGAACTGAAAGCGAACCACCCCGCCGTCTACGATCAGGCCGTGGCGGTAGGTGCAGAAAAGGGCGCCGCGCAAGAGCGCGAGCGTGTGGAGGCTCACCTTACGATGGGCGAGGCCAGCGGCGATATGGCCCTGGCGGTCAGCTGCATTACCGAGGGTAAGGAAATGACCGCTTCGGTAAGCGCCAAGTACCAGGCCGCCGGCATGAAGAAGGCCGCGCAGTCGGCCCGAGGCGCCGAGTCGGAGGGTGCCGTCGATACCGAAGTCGACACCGGTACCGATGCCGAGAACGCGCTGGCCCTGGCCACCGCCGCCGAACTGGGGGTAGAGATCAATGGCTAATCTGATTATTACCAATAATGATCTGGGCGGTGTGATTCTGCAGGAGGCTGAATCCGAGGATGTCGTTATCGCCTTCCCCGCGGCAGACACTTACGTAGAGGGTACTATCCTCGCCCGCCGTCAGGTCTCCAGCACTGTGACCGTAACGCCGGATGCAGGCAACACCGGTAATGGCACCGTTACCGCGGCACCCGCGGCCGGTGACGTTATCCCCCTTGTCGGCAACTATGTCCTGACCTGCATCGAGGCAGTAACCAACGGCGGCCGCTTCAAGCTCGAAGACCCGAACGGCAATCTTGTCGACGGCAATCTCGAACTGGTAGCCGGGGCCGGAGGCTCTACGAGCTTTACCGCCGGCGGGCTCACGTTCACCATTACCGACGGCGCGACCGACTTCGCGGCGACCGACTTCTTTACGCTGGCCGTAGCTGCCGACGGCAACGTGGTGGTATACAACCCCGCCGGCGTAGGCGGTGCGCAGATCCCATCCCACGTTCTGACCTACGAGGTCAGCGCTACGGGGGCCGAGAATCAGGCACACCGTGCCATGATGTCCGGGGAGGTCCGACGCGAAAAACTGGTAATCGACGGTGGCGGCACCATCACCGACCGTCTGGTGGGCCAGCTGCGCGATGTCGGTATCGTGGCGCAGTCCGTCAGCGAACTGAATATTTACGATAACCAATAAGGGAGCCCGAACAATGAGCACTACAGCCACTAAGGTCATGCTCGCGGCGTATGAGCAGGATCGGGAACCGACTATGTTTTTGTCGGGTATGTTCCAGTCTCCCCGCCGAAACTTCCACAACTCCGAAGAAGTCGAAATCGACATTATCCGGGGCGAAGAAGATATCGCGATCGCGATCCAGGACTTGAGTACCGGTGCCCGCTTCAACAGCGAAGACCTGTACACCAACAAGGGCTTTAAGCCGCCGGTCTTCAAAGAAGCCGGCACGATTAATGCCTATAACCTCTTGAAGCGCGACCCCGGCGAGAATCCCTTTCAGTCCATTGACTTCCAGTCCAAGGCCATCGGCCGCGGGGTCCGTCTGGGCCGCAAACTGCAGCGCAAGATCCTCCGTGCGCTGGAGCAGCAGTCCGCCCAGGTCATGACCACCGGCACTGTGACCCTGATCGATGAAAACGGCAACGCGGTCTACACCATTGATTACAAGCCGAAGGCGACACACTTCCCAACTACCGGTACCGCCTGGAGTTCTGGCAGCTCCGATAAACTTGGCGACCTGTTGAGCCTGGCGAACGTTATCCGCAGTAACGGCCTGGCCGACGTGGACATGGCCGTAATGGGCGAGGGCTCCTACGAGCTGTTCATCGACGACGCTGCCGTCCAGGCTCGTCTCGATAACCGTCGCTTGCAGGGTAACGCCATCGTGCCGATGGACCGCATGGGTAACGGCGGCATCTACCGCGGCACTGTCGAGGTCGGCAACTATAAGCTGGACTTGTACACCTACGCCGGCCGCTATAAGGACCCGCAGACCGGCGTATCTACCAAGTACGTACCGGATAACAAGGTCGTGTTGCGGGCCTCTTCCGGGCGTCTTGACGCCACTTTCGGCGGTATTCCGCGTATCGGTACTCCTGACCCCCGTATTCCGGCCGCGCTGACTTCGCGTGTGACCGTTCCGGACCAGATGCTCGATCTGCAAATGAACGCATGGATCACCCAGGACGGTGAGAATCTCATGGTTCAGGTGGGCTCCCGTCCGCTGATGATACCCACGGCAATCGACTCCTTCGGCTGCCTGGACACCGGTATCTAACAGGACTAGCGGCTCTAACAGGGCCGCTATTTTCTTTTACTGAAACGAGGGCAAAGAACATGCCAAGTAACAGCAAATTGATCAAGGAGATAGCCACGCTCGCCGAAGAGCTGGGCGTCCAGGTCGAGACCGATGACCTGAATAACACCCAGTTGGCCGCGAAGCTTTCCGAACTGAAAGCCATGAGCCGCAAAGACGATGCGAGCGCCCCGGAAGAGCCGGCTCACGTGGAGCAGAAAGCCCCCGCCAAAAAGGCCAAAAAGCCGCCCTTTACCGTCGGCATGGGGAAGTCCATCACCTCGAAGCGTGGCATTCTGGAGGACGGCGAGGAGGTCAAGGCCTCCGATCTTCCCGGCGGCGAGGGCGCCCTGCAGAAGCTCGTAGACGTGGGCGTTATTGACGACAATCAGGCCTAATCATGGGCCTGCGTGAACTGGCCGAGCGGGATCTGGGCGTCATCATGGAGGACGGAGCCTACGGCCCCGCCTGGCCTGTCACACTTACCGACCCGGCGGGCAACGTAAGCACCGGGCTGTACGGTCTTTCTAACGATATCTCCCAGGTCGTGGACCCCGACACCGGCCAGCTCGTAAGCGGCCGTGTCGCCTCCGTGGCCTTTCGGACGTCTACTCTACAGGCCCAAGGATTCAGCATGCCGCAGGGCATCCACGACCAGGCGAGTCTACCCTGGCGTGTCACTTTTAACGACATTAACGGCGGGGCGCATAGCTTCAAAGTGCGCCAGACTGACCCCGACCGCACGCTCGGGATCGTGGTGTGCATCCTGGAGGCCTGGACGCCGTGACCATCGCCACGCTTATCGACAAGCAAGATACCGTAGAGATTGTCCGCGATAACGTCTCGGCCATCCTGGCTACGGAGGCAGCCGCGCAAGTCGCTCTCGCTACGACCGCAGGCAAACCAGACCCGAGCTTGTGGGACTTTCGGGTCTACCAGGAACGTTCGAATATTTGGGAAAACCTGCCGACTAAAAGCGGTGACGCCCGGCCGGTGCTAAACGTCTGGTGGGACTCATCGTCGTTTGATAGGTCGGCGAGCACTACGGTAGAGCGACAAAAGTCCATCGCCACTATAAACATCGATTGTTTTGCATACGGCGGCAGTGCCGGAGACGGGGGAGGCGGACAGACCTCAGGCGATCAGAATGCAGCGGAAAACGTACAGCGGGCTGTGCGTCTGGCCCGTAACATACTGATGGCTGCCGAATATACATACCTGGGCGTGCAGGGCACCGTCTGGAGCCGTTGGATAGATTCGATTACCATGCTACAGTTAAGACAACAAGACAATCGGACGGTAGAGCACATCGTGGCGGCCCGGATCGCGCTAAGCGTTGAGTTTAACGAGTTCTCGCCGCAAGTACCTACCGAGACGCTGGAGCTGATAAGTACCACGGTGAAACGCGCCGGGGACGGTCAGATAATTGTCCAAGCGGATTACGACTTTACACCATAGGAGATCGAACAATGCCAGTTTCCAGCGCAGTAGATGCCTCGGCGGTCGCCCGCGTTCTGGGCATTAAAAGTATTTTTAAAGACCTTCGCGGGAATGCGGCGGTTTATTTACCGCAACGGATTGCCCTTGTAGGGCAGGGCGCCACGGCGGCCACGTATAGCACCGTCAAGGCTACCTACACCAGCGCCTTGGACATCGCCGCTACGTACGGATTCGGGAGCCCCTTGCACCTTGCCGCCCAGCGCCTGCTGCCGGCGAATGGTGACGGCATCGGTACTATCCCGCTGACGGTATATCCGCTGGTCGACGATGTGTCCGGCGTAGCGGCCGCGGGGGATATCACCCCCAGCGGCGCGGCCACCGGTTCGGCTTCCTTCCGCGTTAAGGTCAATAACATACTGTCCGAACAGTTTGTCGTGGCCAACGGCGACACTGTTGCCACTATCTGTACCGCAATCACTGCCGCTATGGCCGCTGCCCTCGACCTGCCCGTCACGGCCACCGACAGCACCACCACCGTGGACGTAACGGCTAAGTGGAAGGGCGCCAGCGGTAACGACCTCTACATCGAGATCGTCCCCACTAGCGAGGATAACAGCGGTATCACCTTCGCCATCACCCAGCCCGTCGGCGGCCTGGTCAACCCGGATGTGCAGTCAGCCCTAGACCAGATCGGCAACGTTTGGGAGACCCTGATCCTGAATTGTCTGGAAGTGGCCGATACCACCGCCCTGGACACGTACCAGACCGCTGGGGAGGGCCGCTGGGGCGCCCTGGTGCGCAAGCCCTTCATCGTATTCACTGGCAACACCGACACGACTGTGGCGGCCGCTACGGCCGTTTCCGATGCGCGTAAGACCGATCGCATCAATGCGCAGCTCGTCGAGCCCGGTTCGAACGATCTCCCGCTGGTCGTCGCGGCTCGCCAGCTGGCCCGTATCGCCGTGGTGGCGAACAATAACCCGCCCAGTGACTACGGATCCCAGCGGGCGACCGGGCTGGTCCCCGGCGCGGACGGCGACCAGTGGACCTACGCCCAGCGCGACCAGGCCGTTAAGGCCGGTAGTTCGACTATCGAAGTCAAAGACGGTGTCGTGAACCTGTCCGATACGGTTACCTTCTACCACCCGGACGGTGACCCCACCCCGTCGTATCGGTATGTATGCGACATTATTAAAGTGATGAATATCATTTTTAACCTGGACCTGATTTTTGCGACGCCAGAGTGGGACGGCGCGCCCCTGGTCCCGGACGGCACACCGGTGACGAACCGGAGCGCGAAGAAGCCCAGCATGGCGGTAACGGCTGCGAGCGCCCTGTGGGACAGTCTAGCGCTGGAGGCCATTATCAGCGATCCGGAGAGCTGGAAGGCGAACACCCTGGCGGCCATTAACGCGACGAACCCTAAGCGGCTCGATCTGTCGGCCACCGGTGCGATCTCCGGCAACACTAACATTATCTCGGTTGATCTCAACTGGGGTTTTTATTTCGGCGTGACCCCGGTCGCGGCCTAATTGGAGGGATAAACGATGGCAGCAGTAGGCGGACCTATTGAGTCCATATCGCTCGACGGTCGTAACTTTGCAGTCGCGGCGGATGCTGAGATACAGCGTAAACTCGGCGGTATGGAAAACGAGGCGCAGCCGAACGGTGATGGAACGTCCCGGCTCGTTAAAACGCGCGTCTCGCCCATGTTCTCGGGCCTGGTCGTTGAAGTAGATGATAGCCGCGGCGACCATGAGTTTCTGCAGGACCTGGCCGACCGAAACGATTTTTTCGCCGTGGCCGTTACCTATGCCAGCGGCGTCACATATCAAGGCCGCGGTCAAATCAGCGGCGAGCTGCAGGTGAGCAGTGCCAATGCGACGGCGGCTTTTGATATCGCGGGAACTGGTCGGTTTACTGCGCAATAACTGAGGAGTGACACGCATGCACTATCGTAACGGCCGCGAGGCGGAAAACGGCGATCCCATCGTATTATTGGATTCGGTCCATGTTGGGGTTATTAAATCCGGGGTTTTGCGCGATGCCGTACCCGGTAACGATTACTGTAACGGGTATGTCCAGGAGGGGCCGTCTCCGAGTGACAGCGACCCTGCGGCCTGTCTATGCGATTGCCTGCATCTTGACGATCTAGTCGTTATCTTGGCTGAAAAAGGCCTCGACAAGCGTCCGGAGGGCATGTAGTCCTCCGTCTTAAACCAGGGCACACAATGCCGGTCGGGCTGCCCTACCCTCTACCCTGGCGGAGCCGGGGGGCCGGCGCCACTCATAGGTAGGGCGGATATATGTCAAATATAGATGAAAAAGTAAGTCGCGAGGTCGCCGAACAAGAGTTCGACCGTTTCGTCGAAGAAATGGATCTCGACCTGGACACGTCCTCGATGGATACCGAGGACCGTACCCAGTTCGACAAGCAGAAACGGCGCATACTCAAGGCGATCATGCGGGGAGATTTGGTCATTAATGCGGAGGGCGAGGCGGTCTACACTCCGGCAAACCCTCGATCCAAGTATCTCGACCCGATCACCTTCCACGAGCGGACCGGCGCAAGCATGATGGCCATGGACGGCAAGAAGAAGAACCACGACGTCGCCAAGACCTACGCCGTGCTGGCGGATATGTGCCGGGTCCACCCGAACGTATTTGCCGGCCTTGCGGGCACCGACGTGAAAGTGTGCGAGGCGCTTTTTGCGTTACTGATGGACTGACAGCGACCCCGTTGGTCCGGCAGGGTGAGGACTATAAACACCCTAAGCGGGGTCATACGTTTGACCGGGTGTATATCGAAATGCTCTTGCAGATATGCCGGGACTATCCGGGATTGCCGGACCCCCGGACGCTAAAGGCTCGGGAGATTCGTTTTTTCTACGAGGGCATGCGGGCCGATTTGCATAAAGCTACAAAACCAACGGGGTGATCATGGCAGGCCGTTTTTCAGTCGAATCAGTGTTTAAGGCAGTTGACCGGGTAACGGCCCCCGTTTCGCGTATGCAGCAGCGCGTCCAAAAGTTCACGCGAGGCGCGGCCCGCGGCCTGCGACGGGTCGACAAGGCCATGGGGTCACTGGTCAAAAAAATCAGAAGCGCCACCAGTACGGCGGCAAAACTGGCGGCCGTGGGTATCGGTACCGTAACGGCCGGGGTGGGCCTACTGATCCGAGAGTTCTCGAAGATAGAGGACGCCGAGGCGGCCTTTACACCCCTCCTCGGCGGGGCTGATCGTGCCCGCAAAATGGTCGACGCTTTGAACGACACTGCCGCCACTACTCCTTTCCAATTCGAGACTCTGGCCGGCGCGGCGAATCAACTCCTCCCCGTTATGAACGGGAATATCGAAAAGACCATAAAGACCGTCCGCATGTTGGGGGACACGGCCGGAGGTAATGCCCAGAAACTCGATTCCATAACGCGGGGGTTCACTAAGGCCATGCTTAAGGGCAAGGTGGACATGGAGTCCCTGAATATGATCGCCGAGGCGGGCGTCCCGATATTCCAGGACCTGGCCGAAGTCATGGGCATGGAGACCGGGCCCAAGTTCTTTAAAATGATTTCGTCCGGCAAAGTGACCACCGAGCAGCTTACAAAAGCATTCGAAAAACTGACCGGCGAAGGCGGCAAGTTCTACAAGGGCATGGAGATATCCAGTCGAACCACAAGCGGCCTCTGGTCGACCTTGAAGGACAACATATCCCTTACCGCTGCCGAGATTGGCGGGGCCTTGGCCCCCACGATAAAGGAGCTGATCAAAGAGGCGACCGTCGTCGCTCAAAAGGTCCGGCAGTGGGCTAAGGATAATCGCGAACTCATTGGCATAAAGTTCAAGGAGTATGTCGACACCGCCCGCAAATTTGTAGTCAGCCTGGCGGAGGGCATATCCTGGCTGGTGGATCACGGCAGCACCCTTGTGACGGTGGTAACCGTAGTCGGCAGTCTTGTCCTAGTATTGAAAACTCTCATAGGTGTTATGACCCTGGTTAACCTTGTAATGACGGCCAACCCGATCGGACTGATAGTCGCCGGGGTCGTGGCGCTTATTGCAGGATTCACCGCCCTGGTTGTGTGGATCGATGACGTGATCTCCGGGTTCAAAAAGTTGCCGGTTATCATCCAGGCGATACTGCTACCGATCCGGCTACTGCTGGACGGCATTAAGTTCATCAAGGACGCGTTCGGCGGCGGCTTCGATTTTGCGGTCAAGCAGTATAACAAGATGTATGGCAAAGGGGCTGACGAGACCCCCGCAGCGACCACGGCCCCGCAGGTAGTGAGCCCACAGGAGCGCACCGCCAGGCTCATAGAGGAAAAGAGGTCGTCGAGTACCGCCGAGGTCACCATTAAGGACGAGACGGGCCGCGCGGCGGTCACAGGCGGCAGTCTGGGGCGGGGCGTCCAGCTGCAGCCCTCGGGGGCCTTCTAATGGCATGGCAGGACCGGATACGCGAAGCGGCCTATACTTCTCCGAGCGGGATCCGCCGTAAACTGCCGGGATATGAGGACGTAAGCCGTAGCATTGAAAAAAAGACGTCGGCATTCGAGTTCCCCGACGCGGACGGCACCTACGTCCAGGATCTGGGGCACACCGGCCGTCGGTACCCCATGCGTATCTTCTTTTGGGGGGCGGACTACGACAAGAGCGCGGAGGACTTCGAGACGGGTCTACTTGAAGTCGGCGCGGGCCGCCTGGAGCACCCGATCTATGGCGTGGTCGACGTCGTCCCTTTCGGCGAAATAAAGCGTCGCGATGACCTTAAAACCGCGGCTAACCAGGCCGTCCTAGAGGTCACATTCTGGGAGACGATCGGGGTTGCCTACCCATCTGCACAAGATGATCCGGCCAGTGCCGTACAGGGGGCGCTTGACGGCTACAACACCGCCGCCGCTTCACAATTTGGCGGGGCGACGAGCCTGGATAGCGCCGTTCAATCGGCGACCTTTAAGGGCACTTTCCAGTCCTTCCTCGCCGCGGCAAAGTCGGGGCTACAAGCCATTGCCGACGTGCAGGACGATGTACAGTCTCAGTTTGACGCGATTTATTCATCCATCGATCAGGGTATCGATATTCTCGTCGCCCAGCCGCTGACCCTGGCCGCCCAGACCGTACAGCTCATCCAGGCCCCGGGCAGGGCCGCCGCAGCAATTTCCGCCCGCCTGGATGCCTACGGCAACTTGGCCGCTTCAATCACAGGCGCCAACAGCCCGCAGACCGTCAATGACTTCTACGCAGGCGAACTATACGCGAACAGCTATGTAAGCGGGTCCGTCGTCTCCGCAATCAATAATCAGTTCACTACCAAATCGGAGGCGCTGGCCGCCGCCGAGACCATTCTGGAGCAATTCGATGCCGTGGCCGCCTGGAGGGATACCAATTACGCCGCTCTCGGCGAGATAGACACCGGTGATGCCTACCAAGGGCTACAAAAAGCCGTATCCTTGGCCGCCGGTTTCCTGGTCGAAATATCGTTTTCGCTTAAACAGGAGCGGCGTGTCGTATTGGACCGGGCAAGAACGATCATTGACCTGGTGGCTGAGTTATACGGATCGGTCGATGATCAACTCGATTTTTTTATCAACTCCAACAGCCTCACCGGTAGCGAGATCCTCGAACTGCCCGCGGGGCGGGAGATTGTGTACTATGTGTAAACTTAGGTATGACCACGTATAACGTAACGGCCGGCGATACCTTCGAGTTGATCTCCCGCAAGGTCTACGGCACAGAGCGGGAGGCGCAGCGCATCGCGCGGGCGAACCCCGGCACGTCCGAACCTCTGGCCGTCGGCACGGTGTTGACGATCCCGCCGCTGCCGGGCGCGCCGACAAACTCACCGAGCCGGGCGCCCTCTGCGGACCCGGACGAGGTCGCCGTCCTGATTGACGGGGTGCGGTTCCGCTTTTGGGAGCAGATGGCGATACGCAGGTCCATAGATAGTATAGATTCGATCTCGCTCGGCGCGCCTTTCGACCACTCCGCGCCGGGGTTTAAAACAGCGTTCCGCCCCTTCGCATATAAGCCCTTGTCGGTAACGGTAGGCGGCGAGCCCCTGTTTACTGGAACGCTTGTGTCTTCCCCGCCTTCGCTCGGCGACAGGAAGACCATAGCCGCAAGCGGGTACGCCATCCCGGGGGTGCTACAAGATTGCCCGCTGCCCGCGTCAGCCTACCCCATCGAGTACAACGGCCTGGACCTCCGGGGCATAGCGAGGGCAGTCGCCGATATGTTCGGCCTGGCCGTATCGTTTGAGGTGGACGCGGGGCCCGTGTTTGATAGGGTGAGTTGTACGCCCGACCGTAAAGCGTGGGATTTTTTATCTGATTTAGCCAGGCAGCGAAATCTAGTCATATCCAACACGGCGACCGGGGCCTTGCGTTTCCTGCGGTCTACGGCCCCAGGGTCTCCGGTGGCGCGCCTGGCCCAGGGTGAGGTCCCGGTCGTATCAGTAAACCCGAGTTTTTTGGAGCAAAACTATTATAGCGAAATAACGGGCATCAGCATGACGACCCCGGGGGTCCCGGGGGCACAATATACCGTCAAAAATCCTCACGCGAGCGGCACGGCGCGCCCCTTCGTTTTTTCAGTAATGGACGCCAAGTCAGGGGGCCTCAAGGCGGCCGTCGAGGCAAAAGCTGGGCGGATGATAGGGAACGCCGTGTCGTACTCCGTCCAGGTGGCCACGTGGCGGGACCCTAGCGGCGATCTGTGGGCCCCAAATACCACCGTGAAGCTGGCGGCTCCCGATGCTATGATATATTCGGAATATGAATTTTTGATCCGTTCCGTTCAGCTCGAACGGCGCAGAGCCGCCAGCGTCGCGACGCTTGATCTGGTACTGCCGGGCGCATTTAGCGGGACCATGCCGGAGGCGATGCCATGGGACGAGTAGCGAAGGTGCTATCGTTTGTCAGAGTCGACCGAAAC